ATCTGCATACTGTCTTTCAACAGAGAAGCCTACACCTGTACCATTCATAAGTATATATAGTACTTCATCAAATGCTCTTGGACTATCAATAGGAATATAAGAACAATTATAACCTGCTACATTCTCTCTATCTAATGCTTTACCTGATGTCATCAAGGCTCTCATACTTGGCATAACTTGTAATGAAAGTATACCCTCTTCTAAATTTCCCCACTCTTTCTTTTTTATTACACCATCATAATTATTATCTATATGTTCTTTGAAGAAAGACACAAGTCTACTTACAGTTTCACTCCAACTTTCTCTTCTACCTTCTTCTTCTAACCATCTTGAATACCTAGACATATGTATAAATGATTGGTACTCAGTAGGTAAATAATTATTTCCTAGTAATGATGCCATCTATTTTTCCTTTCCATATTTCTTTTCTAATATTAACTCTGCATAGTGTATTACTTTTCTAATATCTTCTATGCCATTCTTTGTTTTATGTCGAGTTATATATTTTACCACATTACCCTCTAAGAAGTCAAGATTATTTTTAACAATATAATCTACAGGTTGTATAACACAATCTTTATAATGACTACCACCTATTTGTTTATCACTAGGTTTACCATACTCATACTCATACGTACCTTTTTTTATAGCTTCTTCTTCAGCATCTCTTCTCTTCATATATGCTCTATAACTTTCTTGAGACCATCCTCTATCTTGTTCAGGATTTATCCAAGACTCTTCTGATTCTTTGTCTGACATATTTTATTTCCTTTGAGTTAATTACTTTAATTGCAAAACTTCTTGTATACTGTGCATCCATACCTGCACTCTCACAGATATACTCAAAGTTATCACATGTTACACCTACACTACAGAAGAACCAAGCACGAGCATGTTGTCTTTCAACACTTGTACGTGGTGATTCTACTTTAGTCTTTTCTTTTGTTGCATCTAACAATGCTTGAAATATAACAGATAAAAATAACATGCGTTCAGGACTACTATTCTCATGCTCTTGTATCTCTGCTAGTATCTCAATGTATTCTTCATTCATTAGTCTTCTATTATTTCATCTCTAAATGTATCTACTAACATAGAAGCAGCTTCTTCTGATTCAGCAGCTATCTTTATTTGTTTAATAAATTCATCAATAACTTGGGGATGTTCTCCTATACCAACAGGATGTTCCAAGTATATACGTGCAGTAGCTATAGCTTTATCTCTTTGAGAATGAAACTCAGCTAGTGCTGTGTTGTACATTGCTTCCTTTACTGACATCTTTTACCTCCTTTCTTTCAACAGGTCTAAAAAATTTACCACCTATATAATTATTATAATACTTATGATTGTCTGATCCTTCAACACAAGAAGTTAAAACATTATGTTGTACTTGATAAGCTAACTCATAATATTTTAAACTTCTTTTGTTTTTAAATTCATCAATCACTTCAAACTTAAAATGTTTCTTACCTATTTTCTTTATATCTTCCTTTAAATATTTTGAAGAACCCATATAAGATTGCCACCTTGATTGTCTTTTAGATTTACCAATCAAATATTGTTTACATCCTATATACTTTTTTTCTGTCTTCAAGTTAGTAATGATATAAACAAAACCAAACTGTTCAAGATCAGGGACAAAAGGTTTACCTGTTCTTAAATCTAACCAATGATTTACTACCAAGATGTAACCTCTTCTACATTAGGAGCTTTCTTAACTTTCGTAAGATACCTGTTTCCATTTGCATAATTGAATACACGTAACCCTTTACCTTCATTCGCATCACTCCAACAAGTACGCTTATGTTCACAATAGAAGCAACCAAAAGCGAGCTTACGATTGCCACTAGCACCATCAGGCACATCATCATAACACCTATCAGGTGGATTATCTTTATCCATTGCTCCTTTAAGATAGTCAATCCTTTCTTTAGCATTAATCATCTCCAAAGAATGAACAGGAGTTAAACATATGTTCCCATTCTGTTTATCTATTGCAAGAAAAGCAGCTTCATCTACTCCATTACCTTCAGCATAAGCAGAGATCTGTGCTATATAACCAAAGGGATCATCAGAGTATAACTTATTCTTAGAAAACTTTTCAAAGCTTCTACCTGATGCACTCTTACAATCAACTAACACTCCATCTATTACACAGTCTTGATGTCCTTTTATTCCATTGACATGTACTGTTTTTTGTAGGTCAGTTACTGTATGTCCTGCAAGTCTTGAGAAAAGAATCAATAAGTCTTCTAACATATGACCATATAAAAACTTAACTCTTGTACTAGGTTCTAAAGGTTTAGGTTCTTCTTTAGAATTTTTATCATACCATAATTGTCTAGCAGGTTTACCTATAGCAGAGAGTCTTAGGTTACGTCTCTTAACAGGCACCTCATTTAAAAAGTTTCTTAGTGTTTCTTTGAGACTCTCTGTAAAAGAATCTAAATGAGTATCAACTTCTTTCTCATCTAGTTCTACCTCTACAAGAGGATCAAACAAATCGTATATATCTTTTACTAAAGTATCAATAGATTTCATAATAAATAATGGAGAGATACTCGTTCAGTAGCACCTCTCCATCCTTTCATGGTTGGTTAAGAAGCGAAGGTTAGTTCTTCATCTGAATCTTCAGTTACAAATCCATCAGGAACTACTTCAAAAGCTTCATCTGCATCAGCATCTACGTTATAAGGTATTAAATTAGTTACCTGCACAGCACGTAAATCAGCAGAGACTCCAGAACGACCTTTGAACTCCCACTCATATGTACTATAAAGTACATTGACTTCTGAACCATTACCAATCATAGTACTAGCAATGTTTCTTTTCGCAGCATCAACCACTTCAGGTTGTTTATTCATGTTACCATCTTTACGTCTCACTTTTCTTTTAATAGTAACAAAGCTACCACGATCATCACCTTTATTCTTTACATCTAATCCATCAGCTTTAGCTTGATTAATATTCTTCTCGTCAAGATTAGATACATCTATCGACCATACTCCATCTGAATCAAATGTAGTATTTGGACTAACTATACTAGCCCAATATGCGTTTCCTTTTAGTACACTCATTTGTGTTTTCCTTTCGTTGTTATTAATAAATGAATTATGACATACCTCTGAATTAATGTCAAGATATTTTTTCATAATAAATGTTTTATTTAAATTAAGTATTAAACTCATCTCGATTCTTGAGATAAGGTCTTGTTTTCCTTGATAACTTCTACCCCATGTTTTGTATTCAGCATCACTATAATTCTGTACTCTTGTGTTTTTATCTACAACTTTGTCAGTTAATTCTACTAACTCTTTTGCTTCACACACTACATAATCATGCTCTCTTTCAAATGCAAAGTAATCACAGTCACCATACAGCCAACCTTTATTACCCATTGTATTTAAAAACTCAACAACAATCCATGCGTCATCCAAAGATTTGTTTTTATTTCCAGTTCTTCTAGCCTTTACATCTACACTAATTGTTAATCCTTTGTAGGTTAAATATAAATCTATATGTTTATTTATATTCTCTTCTTCACTAGCTATCTCAACTGTATAACCACGTGACTTAGCTGTATGTATAAATTCATTCTCTACTTTTATACCTCGCTTAATATAATCAACGTGATCTTTTCTTCCTTTAAATTCTTTTACTAATGTGTCTCTGCCCATGTCTTACCTACCTTCCATTCACTATCAAGAGGACACTTCATTTGTAACTGTTTCTCTGTATCTTTCATAGCATCTTTAGTTATCTGTCCAAACTTATTTATATCTTTGTTAAGAACTTCAAACTGATACTCGTCATGTATACTAGCTACAAGTTTAGCATCAACACCTGTTCTGTTAATACGTTTAATCATATTGATAAGCCATAGCTTACATACGATTGCTCCTGCTCCTTGTATTAGAGTATTCAATGCACTATGTGGACTACGTATATGTAGTAGTCTACCATCAATACCTCTAATTAATTTTTTAGATGCAGCTTTTGTTACAGAGTCACGTACTCTTTTCAAAGCTGGCATACTATTTAAAAACTTATTAATTAATATCTGTCCTTCTTTAGCACCTGCACCTACTATCTGACCTATCTTAGATGCACCTGCACCATACATAAATGCATATATAAATGTCTTTGCCTGGTCTCTGTTAGTTAATCCTGCCATTTGCATATTGTGTGTATGTATATCTCCAGTCAATAGTATATCTGTAAATGTAGTATCATTCATTAGATGTGCTAAACATCTTAACTCTAAGCCACTTGCATCAGTTCCTACTATGGAATGAGTATAAGGATTATCAACTGTCCAACAATCCCTACACTCTTTTCCATATGGAGAACGAACTGCAGGTATCTGTGCCATGTTAGGAGAGTGATGA